TCCCAGCTTCTAGCTCAAAATCAACATCAAGACGAGATACACCGAAGTCAGTGTAGAAGGAACTGTGGGCAACAGTACCTGATGGACTCCAAATCTTACCCTGAGTTAGAGTGTAGAACTTTGCGTATTCTTGGGTCATTAGGGCGCTGCGCTTTAGACGGGTCATCTTACGCTCTAGTACAGCAGCTTCGATTTCGGCTGCATCAGCAGAACCGTACATACGCTTGCCTTGTACATCAGCTTGAGTGATATAATCTACAACCTTGTGGTAAGGTACAGCATAGGTGTGTAGTTTGCGGGTTTCGTCAGTATTAGCTAGAACGTTACCACCGCGATAAACGTCATTGATTAGTCCAAGAGTACCAAAGGTCTGTTCAAAAGTAACAGAAGTTGTAGCGATAGGTTCACTACGGAAGATACCTAGATCAGACAGAGGAGTCCGAATATTAGGAATCATGGCTAGTTCCTGAGTGAAATCCTGAACTTCAAAGTTATTAGAAAAACGGCGTGTAATCATACTATATTATCCTTATTCTAATTGTTGTAATTAAACGGTTTCAATAACCTTGATACCCTTAGCTTCTAGGGCAGCATAAACAGCGTTCTTCTTAGTATCGTTATCGTAAGAAGCATCAAGAGTTAGACCACCCTTGGATACAACGGCTGGACCTTTTAGAAGAACTAGAACCTTGGTATCGGTTGTAGCAGGAATATCGATTTGTTGAATAACGATAGCGTCAGCCACTTTTGAGCCATCAGTAGCGGTTTCTACAGCTACCTTGTACTTACCGCTTACAGTTACCTTACCTAGAACAGTACCGACCTTTAGGGTAGCAGCCGCATCATTTACAGTAACTACGGCACGACAGTAAGCTAGCTCAGGCCAAAGTTCGCCCTTAACTACGTTAGAAAAACGAGGTGTATCGGTTGCAATAACAGCCATATTATTTCTCCTGAATTATATTTATTGTTGTTGTTTAGCTAGACGGGCTTGTAAAGCCTTAGCGATTGGTGACTCGTTAACAGTCTCTTCAACTGAAGCGCCAACCTCTTCAAACATCTTTGACTTTTCTACCTGAGCCTTCATCTCACCTAGAGCCTTGATAACTTCAGCGAAAACCTCATCGGATGCTTCACCACAAGCCTTGAATAGAACTTCAGCCTTATCACCAGCTACTTCTGCTAGTTGTTGCTTGCGAGCCTTAGCAATAGCTTCTTGCTTTTCTTTCTTTAGTTCATTAATTAGGTCTAGTGCTTTTTGTAGTTCTTCCTTTTGAGCATCAAATGCCTTCTGGATTTCATCGAACTTAGCCTTAGCAATGACCTCTACCTCTTGCTCAATTACGTGAACTTTTTCAGTCATAGGTTTACTTTCCTTTTTCTTTTGTTTTACAACAGAGGTTTTACCCTCACCTGATTTCTCAACGTCGACGTTTTTAGTTGAGGCTTCATCCTCTGCTTTTGCAGATTCAGAATCTAGTTTAAGTAGTGCTTTTTCTACTACTTCTTGATCTTGTAGAAATTGAATATAATCCTCTTCAGAAATACCGAGAAGTTCATCTTCAATATTCTCTGCCTTATGAAGTTGCTTCATTACAGAAATACTTTTAAGTTTGTAATTAATCCATTCTTCAAACTTCTTATTACCGGGTTCTTGATCCCAATCTGGATACTCTGGAGGTTCGTTTGCTTCAAGAGCATCTTCCTTACGCTCAATCTCAGCTTTCTCCATACCTTCAGTAGTAAAACCAAGAGAGCGTGCAAGTAATTCAGCGTCTGTTCTTAATAATCCAAAGAAACGCTGTAGATACTCTGTGATACTTAAAGTAACTGTAATTTCAGATGCTTTACGTAGGAACTCTTCAGATACTTGCTTATTGGACTTAGTAAGTAGAGTAGTATAGGAATTTGCTGCACCACCTACTGCGTCACCGACTAGACTTACTGTTGAATTTTCATCGCTAAAGTCGAACTTCTTGATTCGACGTGTAGCTTTACGCTTTGGTTTATTTTCCATGAGTTTCCTTATTCTTCAGTTTCAATTTCTTCAACAATACCTGTGCATTCCACAGATAGACCGTTAAACTTACCTTCTTTGATTCCTTCCCAAATCCAATCGGAAGAAACCTGAATAGTTTGTAGCCAAGTTCCTTTCTTGATAACTTGATCTCCGATCTTCATTTCGGCAGGGGTAACATAGGATTCAATGAAAGAATAACCTTCTGTCTCAACCATGTGCATCAAGGAACCTTTACGAAGGTTTAATGATTTATTGAACTCAATACAAGCATCAAGAATAGTTTCTTCGTCGTACCAATCTCCATGCAAGTCTGTAGTTGTAAGGTCACCATCTTGAGGTTCGAGTACAATGAAAGTAGCTAGGCGTCTTTCTTGATTAAGAGACTTTTGAATAACTGAAGATTTATTAACCTTCTTTTCTTTATTCTTCATTGCAGATATACTCGCAATTCTTGCTTTCTCTTCAGAATCAGTCTCTTTCAAGGTTTCATTGAAAACTTCAATAGCTGTCTTTTGAATACTTGCAGATTTATTCTTTACCCAAGAAGGGACTTTATCAGGATACTTATAAGGCATTATCCCTCCTTATTTATGCTAGAGCTAATCTCATAGATGGAATTTTCACTATACCTAATAGTATATCATAAGGTTTAATGAAAATCAAGTTAAATTAAAGAAAATAAGAGGGTTATTTCAACCCTCTTGTATATCAACCTACATTATCAAGATTAGAGTCGTTATCGTTACCTATACCTTGACTTGTTCTAGTTCCCTCAAAGGGTGTTCTAAAGCCATCACCACTTCTTGAAGTATAGTTAGGTAGCATTTCTTTTAATTCTTCTTTAGTTGTACTTTCTGGTAGTCTATCTACACCAATCATATCAAGGTTACGATTAACAACATCAAGCGTAACAGGGATACCAGATGTACTTAACATACGTTGAATTGCCTTTGAATACGACTCAAGATCAACTTCAGATAGATTCTCATAATCAACCTTGCACATACGATCCGTAGGCCAATTATTTAGAAAATAAATCTGTTTGATAAGATCATCATTGATTACACGAATAATTCGCTTAAGGTATGACTCTACAACTTGTCCAGTAATAGTATTCTTGACACTTGCGAGAGCAAAACTACCAGTAGATGAAGATGAACCTAGTAGAAGAACATCCGTACCTAAACCTGTAAAAATAAGGTTACGATAGTATTCTTTGATTTCAGTTAGGTTATAACCTCGCTTACCATCGGCAGCTAGTAGTTCTAGTGAAAACAGAGGAACCCTAGTCTCAGGGTCGACAGTAGAAGGAAGAACTACACCTGCCTGACTACCTTGTTGAAGATTCCTTACGATATTCTTCATATTCTCAAAGATAGCCTTTTGTTCAGGACTAGCATCAGCAGACATATATTGTGCAGGAACTTTAAGTACAGGAACACCTGTAAGTTCCTTTTGAACGCCTTGTGCCTCAAGCTCCTCAATCGCACTAAGATACTTGTAAGGTATATATACATTCCTTAAAGGACTAATACCATAAGGGTTGTCGCTAGTACCACCAGCAGTAAATAAAAGGAATTTACTTCTAGGGATAACTACAGTATTTGTGCGGTTACTAAACCTACCCATAGTATCTGAAAGAATGGTTTGTTTTACACCTTTTACTTCATTACCGTCTTCACTAAAGATAAACTTTTCAATACTTGACTGATGACGAATAGTAATTTTCTTAGGTGCAATCAAACCATCGTTAAATTTACTACCAGAAGAAAGTTCTCGCTTACGATATACTTTTTCAGATACACTAAATCCATACACAAGGAAAGTAGCTGCATCCTGAATTACATCTTCAAAAGGATGCTCCATATCTTCAAAAAGCATCTGACTAATTACCTTAGCTCTATTCTTTTCTTCTTCTGAAGCATTTTCAGGGGCAACAACTCTGTAATTAGCTTTCGCAATCATACTACAGTACAAAGACACTGAAGCATTCACAGAAGGATGGTAACTCATCTGCTTATACGTCTTGATGTTATTAGGGAAGTCCAATTCCCTGCGAAGTTCTTCCTGCGGAATACCTGAAAAGATATTTAGACCAGAACTGGAGATTTCACCTAGTCTAAATCTTTCAGGTTGATCTTGAGGATTCAAAGCCTTCTGTAGAGGCTCTACGTTTGATTTTCTAGCCATACTTTAGGCTTCTCCTTTAGTTTATTATTGTTGCGGAAAAGTAATTACTTGTGGTTCTACAATAACAGGTTCAACTACAATAGGTGCAGGTTGTTCAACAACTACAGGGGAAGGTTGAGTTACTACAACAGGACTATTGATTTCACTTGCAAAAGTAGCGAAGGTACTGTTAGTATTCATACCTAGTGCGGTAGCGTTATTGTTAGCATTCATTGTAGCTTTAGTATTGTAATAAATACTCATACCTTGAGTTATACCCGGTACAAGAATACTGGCCCATTGCAGAGCTTCATTTTGAGGTACAGCAGGAGTGTTAAGTTTGGGTGTATCTTGCTTATTACTCATAGCAATAGCCATAGTAGCTGCAATTTTAGTTGTAGCATCACCTGATTCTGCAATTTTAGCTAAAGCATTATATCTAGCTTCTTCTGCTTTAGCTTGAGCTAAGGTTACTTCTACGTATCTAGCGTTAGAGTTATCCACAGCTTGATAGTAGGAACCCATAGAGGAGCAACCTACTAGGAAAGCTGCGGTAATGCCTACGATTAGCATTTTGAGTTTGGATAACATTGATGTCTCCTTTGTTATTATTCTCAATTAAGACTTGATATATCGTTTTAACCTTTAGTTCAAACTTGCGGTTAAACCTGTGGTAAAGTCTGTAGATTGCAAGCCGAAATTGTTGGTTGAGATGGAAAGATCAGGAAGTTCAAAATTAGGCAGAGGAGTATGATTATTTAGTACCCACACACAATCAGAAACAGCATCGACAATGTCATCATGGATTTTTCTATTCTCAGGGTCAAAATTCTCAAGTTCAATACAGAAATCTTGATACCAATCCCCTTGAAGCACTTGCATAAACCCTGACTGAGCAATCGTAGATACTGGAGCAAAACGCATAAATTTACTTTTCTGAGGTCTAACAAGCCTACAGTTAATACCCATCTCTCCAAGTCTTCGCTGCATACTTCTAGCCCACGCACCTGCTTGAGCATTAGGGTCACAGGGTAGTACCACAGTCGTACCTCTTGGATCAGTGATAGCCGTGCTGATAATCAACTCTTCTACCTTGTGAAACCTATCTCTAAGTGATACCATATCCTCTACTGTATAAACCCCTGTCTCATCTTTGGACATAAGCACTCCACGAGTCCAGTCGGGGTCGGGATAGGCGGGGGACGGTAATGATCCCGCCACGTCATACGCACGAACCCTTTTCCTTGCATTTATATTAGGCTCATGTACAACAGGGCACCACTCGCGCTTCCACGATCCGGATGCAAGCGGTCTTGCGAACCACGAACCATAATATAGACGTTTAACTTCAATATCCGGAAGAGAAAGAAGTCTTGTCTTATAACTAGGGTCAGCTTTTAACAGCGGGGGATTATCGTCGCAGTTCGCACCAATAAACGTCAGTGATGTAATTGGAGCATTATTTCCGAATTGCCTTTTAAGTTCATCTTCAGAGTTACCCCAAATCATATTATTACCTTGTCTGAAGAAATATCTAATATGTCCTGCTCTTTCAGGAATCGGGATACCTTCAGAATCTAAGTAATAATCCTCAATCCAAGTTCTAATAAAACTGTTGTAATCGGGGTTCGTCATCATAAACATCTGAGGTTTGTAATCAACGTAAGCATTACGCATACGTGACAACAAATATGTCACCATCTCTTCTGAGAAGTCAGTGGCTTCATCAAAAATTACTAGGCTATATTGCGCGCCCTTGTGGTCATACATATTTGATTCATGTTGCATGTGAGAAAACTTTAGCAACGCTCCATTAGGGAACACAATCTCAAGGTCACGATTTCTAATCTTTAAACCTTCTGGGTATATATCAGAAAACATATTTACAGCTTCGTGCCAAATTGAACCCGGTGCAGTAAGCATCTTGGAATTACGACGGAAGATAACTCCTGTTGCTTTAGGGTGCTGCATAAACTTCAAGGCAATTAGTAACGATGTGTACGTCTTACCAGAACCCTTATAATTTTGAGTGCGCTACTACTCTTCCAGAGTTTCCTCTGTAATTGGACTATATCTTATAACTTACGTTATCCTACCGTTTCGATTGCGCTTGCAACCTACTCCCTTACGGGATAGTCTCTACAGGTTCCCTTGCGGGCTTCCCACGGTATTGCCCTCGACTTTACGTTAGGGTTCCACCGTTAAAGATAGGTTTATAGCGACCAGTTGGTTTAGCCGCTCCACCAGCAATGGTGATTGTTGCACTACTATTAAGGAAAAGCTCCTGCTTTTTACTCGCAGGAGCATAGATTTTAGTTGCCATTCTATACCTCATTCAATGTTGTTATTCCTAGACTCTCCTCTTGTAACTCTATGAATCTGAGAAATACTTCTGTTAAACATATTAGCAATGTAGGATAAAGTATAACCATCTTTTCTAAGACGTTTTATCTCATCAACTTGCTCTTTACTTAAAATATCTTCTACAATCCTAGTACCATCTTTAAGAATCCTTGTTGTAACTCTAGGTTTAACCCCATCATTTACAATTCTACCTGCTGTTCTTTCACTAATGTTGAAAATCTTACTCAAAGAGGTGATACTGACATCATGTGAATTGTAGTAATCAAGGACTTCCTTCTTAAACGCCTTAGAATATTTTGGAGAACCACGAACTTCAAGAAGATTGTTCGATACAGCATGATTCATTTGTTCAGAATGAGTACTCCACTCAAGATTTTCAACATTATTATTTTGCTTATTTCCGTCAATATGATTAACAGTAGGTTTATTATCTGGATTAGGTATAAATGCTTCAGCAACAAGCCTATGAATAGACGGGTGAGATTGCTTATCCCCATTTCGCAAGTGAACAACTAAATACCCACATTTTGAAGTCTTTAACTTAAGAATTCTTTCTTTCACTGGTACAAGACTACCTCCTTTACTCAACCGCATCCTAGCTAAGGATTTAACCTTTCCAGTATTACTAATCTGGTAGCAACCTTCATACCCTTTAATGTCTTTCCAAATTTCTTGCATATCTTCTCCCAGTCTTGGAAGTCACTGCAGAAAGCAAAGGCGGTACTGGTGACTAATCAGTATTTTCGGGGATCAACCTAGCCTTGTTTATAAAACTTATTCTTTATCTTCTGTATTAATAACTCTTAGTGATAGAACAGCACCACCTTTTTCTTGCAATTCCTCACCTTCATCCTCAGAATACTTCAGATCGTAAATATCCTTCAGAAGATCGCGGTAAGTAGTAACCATAAATGCTGCTGCTTTTAACTTGTTAGTTTCACTCGCTTCCTTATTGTCAAGGATAGCAACAGCAGCCATAATTGATTTACTGATATGAGGTTTTAGCTTTCTAGCAACCTCAAGCAAACTTGACTGCCTGATTTCCCTATTAGTCCTCTTTTCTTTCTCCAGTACCTTCTTAGGTCTTCCCGCAGGATTCAACGAAGGCATCCCTTTGTACAACAAAGGCGACCCACGTTTCTTCTTACCACCTTCTTCGTTATTATCCTGCGTTTCTTCTACTAGGTTACTCATCTGTATGTAACTCTCCTTATTATTCTCATGTGCAATTTTATGGAGCCTAATGTGAGAATCGAACTCACGTTTTCGGACTACAAAACCGATGTTTTACCATTAAACTAATTAGGCTTTAATTCTATTAAACACTCTACGCAAAGCATAGCTTCTAATTATAGATAATACCGTAAAATATAAACCCATAATTAGATTATCTGCTAACGGTAGGTATATCCCGAATAGTGGGAAGATGATTAGTTGTGATGCTACCGCAAATACATATCCTACAAATACATTCGTTAGACTTTCAATGAAAGACATACGTTTGCTTTGTTGAGGTACATATGTTGTGGTCATCTTCAACCTTTCCTAAACGTTAATCTTAATTGATACTATCGACTACCATCAATCGTAAAATACAGGTTTAGTCCTAGTACCCTTAGATAGTAAATCTAGCTCAAACGCTAGTTCCTCATCGTATATTGTATCTGTGCCTTCTGATTCTTCGATCTCATGAAGTTCTTGAAGGAGTTTTTTCAGAAGTTCCTCAGATTTATTGTAGTTATAGTTATTCATATATCACCTTTATTGTTGTTCTTAAGTTATTTGTTGGTTGCTGGTGCTGATCTCCAACTTGAAGCTACAGCCATACTATGTACTGTCTATCGCGTATTAATCTACGCATTAACCAACAAGTTAATCCAACTAGGAGAATCTTACTCCACCAAGCCTACTAAAGAACGCTAGAGCATTACGGGTCAGTTCTGATTTTCACTTGTAATTGGATTACTTCTTAGTGCCGGTTACTGTATCCGGCTTCTTGCAAGGTATTTTATATTAACCTTTTGAGAGCGGCTTCGCTAGAAGCAGCTAAACCTCTGAGTTAAGGGATAAGTACGATCAAGAAAGATTAGAACCTTGTATTACTGTACGAAAGGAGCAAAGCTAAAGTAAATCCAAGGTTAATGTAGCAGAGACACTTACGAACAAGGTTGTACCTTTGAGAGCGGCTTTGCTAGAAGCCGCGAAGCCTTTGACATTAGCAGGGTTAAGTGTCTTACACTTAATTTACTAGATTGTATTCGTAAGTATATGCTACAAGTAACATTATATCACTTGGATTCCTTAAAGTCAAGTTAAACCTT